GGTGAAGGCATGGACCTAATGATTATTGATGAAGCGCAAGAGTACACGGATGATCAAGAATCAAGCTTAAAATATGTGGTGACGAGTTCACAAAATCCACAGACGATCCTCTTAGGAACGCCCCCCACAGCCGTTTCCGCTGGTACAGTGTTTCCTAAGTTTAGAAAGGCTGTTTTAAACGGTGACAAGCCGGATAATGGCTGGGCAGAATGGGGAGTAGATGAACAGACAGACGTACATGACGTAGAAGCGTGGTATTTAACCAATCCTTCTCTGGGGTCAATCTTTACAGAACGCTCGATAAGAGACGAGATAGGTCCGGACACGGACGATTTCAACATTCAACGTCTGGGCTTGTGGATTTCTTATAACCAAAAATCAGCCATCACCGCAGAGGAATGGGGACGCTTAGCTGTTAAACGATTGCCAAAATTGACTAGCAAGCTCTATGTTGGCATTAAGTATGGCAACGATGGAGCAAATGTGGCCATGAGTATTGCGGTGAAATCAACAAAAAATAGGGTATTTATTGAGGCAATTGATTGTCGATCCGTTCGTGGTGGGAATCAATGGATTCTTAACTTTTTGAAATCAGCATCAGTTGAAAAAGTAGTGGTTGATGGAGCGAGTGGGCAAGGCTTGTTAGAGCGAGAAATGAAAGATGTTCGATTAAAAGCACCAATATTGCCAACGGTTAAAGAAATCATTCACGCTAATGCTGACTGGGAACAAGGAATCTTTCAAGAAACTATTCAGCACAAAGGGCAGCCTTCTCTGGTGCAGGTAGTAACCAATTGCGAAAAAAGAACTATCGGTTCTTCTGGTGGTTTTGGTTACAAATCTCAATTTGATGATATGGATATTGCTTTGATGGATTCCTGCATACTGGCACATTGGGCTTGCGTGGAAGCTAAGCCAGTGAGAAAGCAAAAAATATGGTATTAAAGCATCACTTAATTAAATATTGACCTGGATAAGTCATTAAACTGTCTTTTTTTCGTGGGCTAAAAACGTTATTTTAGCGAATTCAAATCGTGATCGTTTCACGTTAAATAACGAAGGAGGAATTGAAATGAATCGTAAGTTTTTAGAAGAATTAGGTTTAGAAAAAGAAGTTGTCGAAAGTGTTATGAGTGAGTATGGGAAATCGATTAAAACTTATAAGGACCAACTTACCGAATTAGACGCACTGAAGCAATCCAATGCAGACCTAAGCAAAGCCAATCAAGAGGCAAGTGGTAAATACACTCAATTGGAGACAAGTTTGAAGGAAAAACAAACATCCATCGAGGATTTAACGAAGCAACTCGAAAGTGCTAATCTTCAAAATTTAAAGGTTCAAGTCGCTTTAGAAAATGGAGTACCTTATACGATGGCTAACCGATTAGTGGGTGCAGATCAAGAAGCTTTAACAGCAGACGCTAAACAAATTGCTGGGATGTTTACACAGCAAGTTGCGCCGATGAAGTCGACAGAGCCGAATAATGTATCAGATAATCCGTATATGGCTATGGTCAATCAATTAAATAATTTAGACGAATAGAAAAGAGGATAAAAATGTCAAATACAAGAGCAGATTTAAATTTAGAACCAGAACTAATCACAGATTTAATTAATAAAGTGAAAGGGAAAAGTGCTTTAGTACAGTTAGCTAAGCAAACTCCAATTCCTTTCAATGGAACAAAAGAATACACTTTCAACTTAGACAAAGAAATTGATGTGGTGGCTGAAGGCGGCAAGAAAACAGAAGGTGGTATGTCCTTTGAACCAATCACCATTAAACCAATTAAAGTTGAATATGGTGTCCGCTTTACCGATGAATTTCTTTATGCTACTGATGAAGCTAAGATCAGTTTCTTACAAGCATTTAATGATGGATTTTCTAAAAAACTGGCCAAAGGTATTGATTTAATGTCTATATTAGGAATTAATCCAAGAACAGGGACACCAGCTACAGAAACCATTGCTAACAATTATTTTGTATCTAAAGTTCAAAATAAATTTACTTACGATGAAGCTACTATTGATGATTTGATCGAATCGGCTATCGGTAAAGTTCAAGAAGAAGACGAAGGTGTAACAGGAATGGTTATGTCTCGTGAGATGGCAACAGCTCTAGCTAAGTTGACAGTAGACAAAGCAGGCAAAGGGATTAAACGATATCCAGAGTTGGCGTGGGGTGCAAATCCAGGCTCATTAAATGGCTTGCCAATTCAAATCACTAACAACATTTCCTATCATGATTCCAAAAAAGTGGCTTTATTAGGGGATTTCGCTAATTCCTTCAAGTGGGGCTACACTAAACAAATTCCTATGGAAGTCATTAAATATGGTGATCCAGACAATAGTGGTCATGACTTGAAAGGTTACAACCAAGTTTATGTTCGTGCTGAAGCTTACTTAGGTTGGGGAATTTTGAATCCTAAAGCTTTCGCAATCATCGAAAAGACTGGTTCTGGAGTAGCTGCTTAATGGAACCTTTTGCTACAATTGATGAGTTAACCACGCTATGGAGGGAGCTAAAGCCAGATGAAATAGATCGTGCAAACGCTCTGCTTAAAGTAGTATCTGATACTTTACGTTTTGAAGCTGAAAAAGTAGGAAAAGATCTTGATTTACAAAGTGCAGTAAGCCGAAACTTTGAAAGTGTATTAAAGTCTGTTACTGTGGATATTGTGGCAAGGACTTTGATGACATCCACAGATCAAGAACCAATGATTCAATCTTCAGAATCCGCTCTAGGCTACTCTACATCAGGGACTTTTTTGGTCCCTGGGGGTGGCCTTTTTATTAAAAATTCCGAGTTGTCCAGGTTAGGACTTAAGCAACAAAGATGGGGGGCTTTTGATATTTATGGCACGATGGATCAAGGGAATGACGGTCGTCCTCGTCGATAAAGTTTTGAAAGGGGAGGATCCTTTTGGGGCACCTATCTATGAGGATAAAGAGATCGTGGTTGATAATGTTTTGGTTGTCCCATCAGATAGTCAAGAAACGCTTAATCAACTCAGCATTTCTGGGCACAAAGCAGTTTATATTTTGGGCATTCCTAAAGGGGATAACCATGAATGGGCTGACAAAGAGGTTCGCTTCTTTGGTAAAAAATGGCGGGTTTTTGGAACACCTCTCAAAGGAATGGAACATTTGATCCCTTTGAATTGGAATAAAAAAGTGACGGTGGAAGTCTATGGCTAGATTTAAACTGAATCGCCAAGGGGTGAGAGAGCTGATGAAGTCCCCTGAAATGCAAGTTGTTTTAAATAAAAAAGCGCAAGAAGTTGCTAAAAGTGCGAATAGTTCAGCAAGTGGGTATGTAGTAGATACTTATACTGGAAAAACTCGTGCCAATGCTTCTGTTTACGCCAAAACAAGCAAAGCAAGGAAAGATAATTATAAAAACAACACACTATTAAAATCTTTAGGGAGTGGTGTCCATTGATTGAAAAAGTTATTTTAGATCACTTAAAAATGCGACTGTCAGTCCCTGTTTATCTGGAGTATCCTCACACCAAGCAAGAGGGAGATTTTGTAGTTTTTGAAAAGACGGGATCAAGCAAGAAAGAGCATCTTTCCAAGGGAATGTTTGCTTTCCAAAGCTATAGTGACCGTCTTTTTGATGCTGCAGAACTCAATATAAAAGTAAAAAAAGCGGTCGAAAGTTTGATTACTTTAGATCAGATCGCAAAAGTTCGTTTGAATAGTGATTACAATTTTACAGATACACAAACTAAAAAATACCGGTATCAAGCGGTATTTGATATTAACTATTATGAAAATTAGGAAGGTGAAGATATATGGATGCTAAAAATGTTTCTTTTGGAAAGCCGAAAATTAGTGGGGCGATTTTTTCCGCTCCACTAGGTTCTAAGTTGCCTACGGATCCGGTTACGCCTTTAGATGAGGCTTTCAAGGAATTAGGATTTGTTTCTGATGATGGGCTGTCAAACTCGAACTCTCCAAAGTCTGACACAATCAAAGCTTGGGGAGGAGCTACAGTCCTAGTTGTTCAAAAAGAAAAAGCGGATGAATTTACTTTTAAATTACTTGAAACAACGAATTTGGAAGTTCTAAAAGAAGTTTATGGAGCGATGAATATCACAGGGGATCTTAAAAATGGAATCACCATTAAAGCAAACGCAATTTCCTCTAAGCCACACGTTTTAGTGTTTGATTTGAGTTTACAAGCAGGAGTGAAGCGCATAGTTTTGCCAAATGCGACGATCAAAGAGATTTCTGATATTGAGTATACAGATGAAGATGCGATCGGCTATGAAATTACCGTAGCATGCTCACCAGATAAAGAAGGTAATACTCACTATGAATACATTAAGGAGGTAGGCTAATGGCTAAGAATAATCAAAACAAACAAATGACCGGAGTAACCCGCTCTGGGTTTAAGTTCTCAGTAAAAAGTAAAGTTTTAGATGATATCAGAATTATAGAAGCGGCCGCTTATGCAGAAGAAAGTCCTAAATCAGCTATCGATTTCTTTACTATATTACTTGGAAAACCGCAATATGAAGCTTTAAAGAAGCATGTAACTAGTATCGCAGGCTATCCATCAGCCGAAAAAATTAATGCTGAAATCCAAGAGATTTGTAAATCAGTAAATTTAAAAAAGTAATTTTTTTGTCTTATGCTTATAAAAAAGCAAAAGAGGAACTAATTTGTGACTTGGCTCAATATTATGGCATTTATGACCTTACTACTTATCCTGTATCATTTATAGCTACTTTATCTTTTGGACTCCCCCAAGAGTCCAGAGTAATGCTTAAGTTGTCTGATCAGAAAGTTGACCCCAAAACAATGATTTTGGCTGCAATCTACGACTCTTTAGCTGTCCTTTTGTGGTCTCGAAGCAAAGATGGGCAAAAAGGCAGAAATCGGCCTAAGTTATTAGTTGATTCGCTTCAAAAATCAAAATCACAGTCTAAGGATCTAGTGGGTTATGCCTCTGCTGATTTATACAGGCAAGCAAGGAAAGAAATAATAGATAAGTTAAAAAAAGAAGGTGATAAAAAATGACAGAGTTAGGTAAGGCCTATGTCCAAATTGTTCCATCAGCACAAGGAATATCTGGTGCGATTTCTGGCGTGATACTTCCAGAAGCAGATAAAGCTGGGGAGGCGGCTGGAAGTAGTTTAGGTGGGCGCTTAGTTAGCGTTGCAAAAGCCGTTATAGCGGCGGCTGGAATAGGTAAAGCACTAGTCGCATCAGTTATGCAAGGAGCAGCACTGGAGCAGTCTATAGGAGGAATTGAAACACTTTTCAAAGGGTCTGCTGACACTATTAAAAATTATGCCAAAGACGCTTATAAAAATGCAGGAATTTCGGCTAATGAATATATGGAACAAGCTACTAGCTTTAGCGCAAGCTTGATTTCCAGTTTAGGTGGAGATACTGCTAAGGCTGCCGATTTGGCGAATACTGCATTGGTAGATATGAGCGACAACGCCAATAAAATGGGCACCAACATGGTGGATATTCAAAATGCATACCAAGGCTTTGCAAAGCAGAATTACACGATAAAGAGAAATCTGATGTCCGCTGCATAAGTGATTATGTAGTGTATGCTCGTGAACCTTATCAGGGGTGTGAAGTTTTAAACTTTGCTAACGGGGGAACTCTAAGGAGAAATCTATGACAATCCCGTGCCAAGCCTAGAAATAGGAAGGTGTAACGACTATGAGTTTGTTACTCAGTACAATCACTATTGATAAGTGATTGGAAGTGCGAGCCAACTAATAAATATCAATGTAAAAATAGTTGTGTTTAAGCTCGATTTTTAGTATAATCACATTAAAGAATTGAGGTTAAAACATGTGGAAGACTATTGAAGATAAACCGAATTATGAAGTCAATCAATCAGGACAAGTTAGAAATAAAAAGACGGGTAAAATTTTAAAACACTTCGTTAGAAAAGATGGATATTGCCAAGTGATGTTAGGAAGAAAAACAACACCTTTATACATTCATAGGTTAGTAGCAGAAGCTTTTATCCCAAATAAAAACAATATGTCTCAAGTGGACCATATAAATGGCAATAAATCGGACAATAGAGTGGAAAATTTAAGATGGTCCAATGCAACTTTAAATTATCTCGCTTATGGATATGATAATAGAATAAAAAATAAATGGAAGCCGGTAAGAGCGACTAATACTGTTACTGGGGAAGTTATTAATTTTAAATCAAGAGATGCGGTTGCAGAACATTTCAAAGTTAACAAGTCTACTATTGATTATAAAAAGGTTTATAAAAAAGGTAATAAAAAGAATTGGTATTTTGAGTTAGTTGAAGATATAGTCTAATCCCTTAGAGCTTACAAATGTAGGCTCTTTTTAAATACTTGGAAACAAGGGGTATCAATGGTTAGATAACCTAAAGCTTGGCTATGGAGGAACGAAGCAGGAGATGGAGCGTTTGCTTGCAGACGCTACTAAGCTCACTGGTGTGAAATATGATATTAGTAACTTTAGCGATGTTATTTCCGCTATTCATGTGGTTCAAGAAAACTTAGATATCACTGGAACGACGGCTAAAGAAGCCGCAACTACAGTAAGTGGATCTTTTGGAATGATGAAAGCATCTTTTAAAGATCTTTTAGGTAACTTGGCACAAGGGAAAGATATCGATAGAGCAATGGAAAACCTTGTAAAATCTACAGGGACTTTTCTCTTTAAAAATTTGATTCCTATGCTCGGAAGGATTTTTAAATCAATCCCACAAGCAATAAGAGCGGGACTGGCTGCCGCGGGACCAGAAATAAAAGCGGAGCTATCTAATGTTTTTGGAGAAGGTGTGGCTAATACTATAGTAAAAGTAGCTACGGTCATTGGGCCGCTAATACCGATAATTACAAAAACGGCAATTGCGTTTTTGCTTTTTAAATTATCTACCAAAGCCATACTAGGCACGACAGGTGCTTTAATTGGACTACCTGATAAAGTTTTAAAAGTTGCAGAGTCAATCGAAACTCTAGCGACAACAACAACAAAATTGCCCAAAACATTAAGCAAACTTTCAAAAATGCCTAGTGAATTGATGACGGCGCTTGAGTTATTAAAAGGTTCTATCGGACAAGTAATTACTAATGCGGGTAAATTGCCTATCATCGGACCAATTATTCAAAAAGTAAGTAAAATGGTTGTAGGTGCATTTAACTTGATTGCGGCTCATCCTGTGGTAGCGGCAATTTTAGCAATTATAGCAGTTTTTGTTCTTTTATATACTAAATGCGAATGGTTCAGGAATGGTGTCAATGAAATCTTTAGCTCACTTGGCGAGTTTATGACTGGCGTGTGGGAAAGTATTACCACCACTCTTACACAAGCGTGGGAGTCTCTTGTGCTAACGGCACAGACGATTTTTGAGCCTTTTAAGGAAATCTTTACAACGATGTGGGACGGCATTGTAGAAACTTTTACTGCAACATGGGAAGGTTTCAAGGAAGCGGCCACAATGATCTGGGACGGCTTGGTATCCATTGCGCAAGGTGCCTTTGAGATGCTGAAAGCGGTGATTGTGGGACCTATCTTGATTGTGTGTGACATCCTTACAGGCAACTGGCAACAGCTCGGAGCGGATTTAGAGGTCATTTGGAACGCAATCAGTTCGGCAGCTGGTTCTATTTGGAACGGTATCAAGAGTGTTGTCTCCGGTCTGGTAAAAGGACTAGTGACCGATCTTTCCGCTCGTTGGAATCTCTTTAAAGCGATGTTTACAGCTATATTGGAATCTGTTACAGTAATTGCTTCTGGTGCTTGGAATAGTATCAAAGATACTGTGGTCAACACATGCAACTCGATTGTAGAGGGGGCACAACGAGCTTGGGAAGATCTTACGAGCAGTGTTTCTGATACGGTGGAGCGTGTCAAAGACTTTTTCGGTCGCTTGTCAGAAATTGATCTGTTTGAAGCTGGTGCTGCTATCATGGAAGGTTTTCTCAATGGGTTAAAATCCTTGTGGAGTGATATCACCAATTTCATTGGCGATATTGCGGAGTGGATTAGAGAGCACAAAGGACCTCTATCCTATGACAGAAAGCTTTTGATTCCTGCTGGGAAAGCGATCATGGAAGGACTCGATGAAGGGCTTCATGAACGCTTTCAAGGGGTTAAAACTACTGTGTCCAACATGGGAGAAGAACTCTCCAAAAGTTTTGATGTGGTCGACTTAAATAGCGCTATTGACGATAAAGTCAAGCCTTCCGTAAGCGTTCAGAACTTGCGAGAGAGCGGACTAAGTGGAGACTTGGTAGTAGACAATCAACGTGACCAATCAGATCAAGTACTAGCGCAACTGATAGCCATTTCTGATTATATTAAGCAAATCTCTGAAAAAGATCCAAATGTTTATATTGACGGGGAAGTTGCAGGCGCCACTATAGGCCCACACATCCAAAAGACAAAAGAGCGTTGGGACAAGTATAACTCGAGAAGGGAAGGAGTGTTTATTTAGTGGATTATGAAGTGATTGTAGATGGGCAAAGTTTAAAGGAGCTTGTCTTTTTTACAACAGTTGATCGGACAATGGGACCTCCTGTTAAAAATCGAGTGATTAAAATTAAAGGATATATTTTACGTGATGTTTTGAAAGTGGTTGACGTGTTGAATAAGCTGATGACTGGAGACCTTCAGTCATGGATATTTACAGATCAGCCAGACAGATTTTGGAGGGGGCGCCTTAAAAGTGGCGTCCAACCTTCTTCTTGTGAACGATTGGCTAGCGTTACTTTTGAAGTAGAAGTTCCGGAAGGCGTAGCTTACTCTATCCAGCCAAAAGTGATCAGAACGGATAAGAAAAGTGTGTTCGTTGAAAACAACGGATCGCATACTTGCTATCCTACGTTTGATTTCAGTATTAAAGGATTAACCCACATGGTATCGGTTGTAAGTAAAGATGCTGTTTTCCAATACGGGGAGCCTTTAGATGCTTCACCACTTAAGAAGATAAAATTCTCCAGGACTAAAATTATAGACGGCCATGAAGGAAGAAGGCAGCAGTCAATTGTTGATGATTATTGGAAAAACTTAGCAACTGATCAAAGCTATGATATTAGTAAAATCAACGGGAGATGGGTAACTTCTGGAGAGTGGAACGTTTTAGTTTCTGGAGGGGAGACAGAGCCCTCTGGTAACGAGATCACTGTTGCTGATTGGGCGACTCATTGGCAGACAGGGGAACCTATCGATGATTGGGTAAAAGGACAAACCTTTAGCTATACAGAGGTGAAAGACGTCAATCAATCCAAATCCACAAAGGCTTATCTTTTAACCAACGAGGGTTACTACTTAGGTTGGTTGCTTTCCCAAGACATTGCAAATGGTGGTGTCACTTCTTCTACGTCTGATGATTGTTCACCCGATTATGGGAGTTCTTCTGGTTACAAATGGCATGGCCCCGTCATGCGCTATAAGCTAGAGTCAGAGTGTACCAACTTTGATGCTTCTACATGGCTGAACTTTTACGTAGACGAGCCAGAGCGCATGGGCGCTTTTTATTTTGCTGTCATGGCGAATGAAAGAGTGATTGGTGCTATTCAATTTTCTAGCCACCAGGAAAACATGATGACTTTTATCGATTTTATAGCAGACGGTTCTGGGGTGCAGACGGACAATTACGATATGGAACTTGCTTCTCGCTTTTGGGGACGATTACGCATTGTTAAGCAAGACGATCAAATTCTTTTTGAAGTTTTAAATGACCAAAAGAAGCAGACTTTTTCACGATCTTTTACAGTTTCTTCTTTAAAAGATGTCGTTCCTACTCATATCTTAGTATGGGCGGGTCAGTACGCAGACTATGAACCTGCGTATGAAGTGAGTGTCAACTCGGTAGGGTTGATTGGTTACGATACCAAAGTATGGATCGAGCCAGAAAGTAAAGAGGTGGAAGACTTCTACAATCTCCCTGATCCTTCGACAACTGTTTATAAGGGAGATATGGTGCGCTTATGTATGGAAAATAATAAAGGATACATTAATGGCATTCCTGATCTCACGCCCATTCAGTATGGCAGCCAATCTGTAGGGATTCCGCCGGGTCGTCATCAACTCTTCTTCCCATGCTCTGGGGAGGGACAGCCAACGGTAGAAATTCGGTATAGGGAGGTGTTTAGATGATCTTTTTTACAGACAGGAGCTATAAAACAGTAGCGGTAGCGGATAGTCAGACTTCACAGGGGTTGAAGCTTTTAGAAGATGAGCTAAATCAAGCCATCAAAACCGGTACAGCTATCTATACCGCTAAGCTTGCTAAAAATGACGAAACAGTCACCAAAATCAAAGCTGGAGATTTTGTTTTTGTCCCAAATTTTAAAGGGCAGATCATTGCTTTAGAAGTTATGGAGGTAGAAGAAACTCACAGCTACAAGAAGATCATCGCAGAAGATGCTGGCCTCCAGCTAATTAATAGTGATGCTGGTCCTATCAAGATGAAGGGCACACTAAAGGAACATGTGATAGCGTGCATTGGGTCTAATTCGGATTGGGAAATTGGTGTAAACGAGATTGGGGATAAGCATAATATCACCTTGGAATATACAAGCTCCGCTACTCAAACTAAGCGCCTTGTCCAAATCGCTGGGCGCTTTGGGGCTGAAATCAGCTATAGTTTTGAATTTAGAAGTAATCAAGTTGTCCATAAAAGAATCAATTTCTATAAAAAGCGAGGAAAGAACATTGGCGTTCGTCTTGAAGTAGGGAAGGAGCTTAAAGATGTCCGGAGGAATGTTTCAACTACCAATCTTCGGACGGCTGTTCGTGGCATTGGTCAAAAGCACAAAGAAAAGATCAAAACGACTAAAGAAGTTACGCATGAAGTAGAAGTTCCAACCGAAGAATCAAGTGGTCATGTAGATAATGGAAAACTGGATCCTTTCATCGATTGGTTTAAATCAAGGGAAGGACAAGTATCTTACTCGATGGCTTGTCGATATGGTCCAGATTCTTACGACTGCTCAAGCGCCGTTTGCTATGCTGCTAAAGAAGCGGGGCTACTTCCAGATGACTTTCCAATTGGAAGCACAGAAACACTTTTTAGCATAAATGGACAGTACTTGGATGAAATTGGAAGAGAAGATATACGCTATGGCGATATTTTCATTTCTGGTGTTCAAGGAGCTTCCGGTGGAGCTGGCGGCCATACGGGTGCGGTACTAAGTAGTGATGAAGTAATTCATTGTAACTACAGTTCAAACGGGATTGCTCGAACTCCTATTGATGGCTATGTGGGAGGTCCTCCCACTCGGTGGTTTCGGTGGAAAAACTCTGGAAGGACAGAAGAAGAAGCACCTAAAAAGTACTGGACAGACGATGATATTAGACAACACGATTTAGGTTGGAAGTTGAAAGGCCTAAGTGCAGATCAGCTAGACAACTGGGTACGGGCAACAAGTCCAGATAGTCCTTTTAATGGACAGGGGAATGTCTTCCTAGAAGCTCAAAATCAATCGAGCTTGGATGCTCGCTATATACTCGCACATGCTGCTTTAGAGAGCGCCTGGGGCAAGTCGAATATTGCTAGAAATTATAATAACTATTTTGGGATAGGGGCTTTTGATTCCAACCCTGACAATGCTTCTAACTACTCAAACGCCGGGTTAGCTGCTGGAATCATCGAAGGAGCTAAGTGGATAGCAGAAAACTATTACAATAATGGGCAAAAAACGCTCCATGATATGCGCTGGAACAACGGCGTACATCAATACGCTACAGATCCAGATTGGGATACCAAGATCGCTTCGATTATGAAGCAATCGGAGCGTTTTACAGACGCTTCTTCTGGAGGGGGCACTGAAGTCCAAGAGGTTACGGAAACTGTTGAAGAAGAAAAAGAAATTGAAAAAGATACGAACCTAATCGGCTATGTCTATGATGATGGTCGGTTTTTTGTTAACACGGAAACTGGAGCTTTATGTGATCGACAAGCCAATGAGATTTGGGCAAAACCCTACTCGGGTGGAAAATACTTGGAGCGTGTCTATCAAAGTCAGGCCACATCTCAAGAAGCGCTTTTCAATGAATGCATGAAGCAACTCAAAGAAAATAATCACCCCGAAGTGAGTTATGAAGTTAGTCCTGAAGATATCCCAACTTCTGTAGATATTGGGGACGTGGTACGTATCATTGACCATCAGTACACCCCATCCCTTTACTTGGAAGCTAGATTAATAGATGTGACGACCTCGACCACTCACCACCGTATCAGCAAAGCAATCTTTGCCAACTATGAAGAACGATCAAGTGGAATTTTGCCTTATTTGCTTGATTTGCAAAAAGAAGTGCAATCTCAGAAATACAAATGGGACAACCAGCCTTATCAAATGGCGGTCACTTCTTCTAGTGGGAATCTTTTTAAAAAGGGATTACTCAATACGACTTTACTTGCGAGTGTGACTCGTGGAGGCATTGATGTTTCCGCTACGATGAGTGGCTTTATTTGGGAAAGAGTTTCTCGGTATCCTAAAAAGCTGGGACAAAGTGATGCAGATTGGAACCAGAAACACAAAGGACAAGCGGATCACTTTTTAAATGTTGAGAATAGTGATGTGGAGATCGAAGCAACCTTTACTTGTTCCGCTATGCTCAGAGGGACAGCGGTAGCTGTCGCTACTTACACGATCAAAAACCTTTATATTGGTGTATATAACCAAGAAGAAGAGCCAAAAGTCGCTAATTGGGGAGACGTTTGGCAGTTTGATGGTGGAGAAGGGAAAAGGTGGAAGAGAGAGTATCAAGGCAATGGGAAATGGGTAGATACCGTTACCCAAAGAGATCTTGCCAAAATTCAAGCCATGCCAGGTCCTCCTGGAGCGCCTGGTAAAGATGGTGAGCGAGGCCTACCCGGTAAAGATGGTAGAGATGGCCAAGACGGAAAGAGTTCTTATATTCATTTTGCTTATGCAGATAGTGAGGATGGAAGGGTAGGTTTCACCTTAACTGCTACACCTAATAAACCGTATATGGGAGTGTATGCAGACAGCAAAACATCTGATAGCTCAGATCCCTCTGCTTATCAGTGGAGCAAAGTAAAAGGGGAAGATGGCCCCCAAGGCATTCCTGGTAAAGCTGGAGAAGATGGGCGTACTCCCTATATCCATCAAGCATGGGCAAATTCCGAAGATGGTAGAGAAGGCTTTTCCACGAGTCAATCGGAAGGTAAAACCTACATGGGGACATGTGTAGATTATAGCCAAGACGATCCTACCGATCCGAATTCGTACCAATGGCAGTATATCTTTAAAAAAGAGATGCTAGATAGTAAAGCAGAGTTAGACTACGTTAAAAACGTTGAAAAGAAAGCGATAGACGCTAACGAAATGTTGAAGAAACTACCACCAATTGAAGCTTTGAAAGATTTAACCGGAAATTTTGCGGATACTAATGCTTATGTCAAGCACTTAGAAACAGCGGTGAAAAGTGACAAAGCTGATGCAGAAGAGCGGTTTAAAGTCATCGAAAAGAATATAGGAAGTGGACAAGATTTCATGAAGGCCGTAAGCCGGTATCTGTCTTTCAGCGAAGAAGGTCTTGTTTTGGGGCAAGAAGGAAGCGCCTTAAAGGTAGCGATTGATAACGACAAGATTTCTTTTTTAGATTCCGGAAAAGAAGTGGCTTATGTGAGTGGCCAAATGCTTTATATCCTGTCTGGGGTATTTTTAAATAGCTTATCTATCGGCAATCATAAGATAGAAAAATTGGCAGGTAGCAAAGAAACGACAACCATTTCGTGGATTGGGGGTGATAGTTAGTGAGTTATTTTTATATTTTAGCCGGTGAAAAGTATAAGGTAGGAGACCTTGATATCCTTGCTTTTGGAACCGATATTGAAAATTGTCAATTTATGGTTTATTACCGGGTAGGTGATAGCAAAGAAAAGCACTACATTTTAGGAAGTGCACCTACGACTGAAACAGTCACTGGAGACGAAGAAAAGAATATCTACTATACCGTGGTTGATGGAGATTCCTTTTGGAAAATTGCAAACGATCATGGAATTTCTTTGCAATTACTTCACTCTTACAACGGCACTAACAATAGCACTATCATCCATCCAGGAGATCGATTAATCGTTGGGAAAACTACAGAATCTGGAAATCAAACCACCACCGTCCTTCATACTGTTCCTTTCCAAAAAGATTTTAATTTTATCTTTGAGCCAAGTGTCTTCTTACCTTACTTTTCAAATGGTGTTAAAGAGATTAGTGTTAGTTTCGAAGCGGAAGCTTATAGTGGGGATGCTTGGGTAACTTGGGAATCCGCCAAAGTTTCTTTGGAGTATTCAGATGCTTATAAGCCAACAGTAGAAGGCATTTCTTTTAATCATCAAACGCCTTTAGGAGGAAAGACAGAAGTCTTCATCGACGTCTCTTTGAGCACAAGCCGTGGAAGTATCAAAGAAACTAAAATCTTTGTGGATGGAGAGCTTCTGTACGACTACACCGATGGCAAGAAAAACTTCCAATTTTCTTTTTATGCTTTTACAAGGGGCCCGCGGAAGATAAGGGTGGAAGTGATAGACTCTTATGGTTTTACAGCAAGTAAAGAGTACACGACCCCCTCTATTTATATGTATGTTCCGCCTAAGATTGCAGTTTTTGTACTTGCGAGATCTGGAGGAGAGACCAACAAAGTGATTGGGGGGCAAATTAATTGTTCCGGCAAAGGCTCGCTAAGGTTAGAAATTCGCTCTAAGCTGTCTAATGGTGGTGACTCTTGGACAAAGTGCTTCGAAGCCTCTAGCGATTCTTCTTTCAATAAATCTTTTACGCTAACGGGGTCATATGATATCGATAAAGCTTATGATTTTAAATTGACAGTTACAGATAGCCAAGGTTCTTCTCAATCTCTCTTTACGGTTTCGAGTGCACGAACTGTTATGTCTTGGAATAAAAATGGAGTTGGGGTTGGAAAGATTATAGAAAACGATGGTCGAGTACTCGATGTAAACGGAGATAGTGTTTTCAAAGGAAACATTAAGCAGAACGGCCTTTTTATCAATCAATACAACTTACTTCCTTACGGACAGGACTTAAATCGATTAGTTCAGCATGGCTTTTATGTGTCTGGTAATACGGCTTCTAAAGTAGAAATAAAAAATGTCCCTGAAGGCTTTGAAAATAGTTACTTTGTAATAGAAGTTTTTGCTTCTCATAAAACAATATTTCAGCGTTTCACTTTAGATCCTTATGGGACCATTTTTATGCGATCCAAACCTGTTTTTGAGGATACATGGGAACCTTGGAGACGTGTAGCATGGTTAGAAGGGGACAGTGAAAAAATTCATGAAAACCGGTATGGTAAGTACACGACAGCCTCGAGTGGGTTGATCACGCAATATGGCACGCTCACGTGTACCCAACGGTCTGGAAGAGAATGGCGACTAGATCAGCATTTGGAATTTCCAAAAGATTTTAGCAATACGGACTACTCTTTGAGCTTGACTTTGAATCAAGTGAATGGACAAAATGATTGCTTTGGGGTGCCATTTATTCTGTCTAAAAAAGCGAGTGGGGCAGAAATCGTAATTCGTAATCGTGATAGTAAAAGTATTGAAGATTATATAAGTATTCAAATTGATTGGATAGCGATAGGCAACTAAAATAATTAGATTGTGAGGTGGTGGATTATGCAGGTTTTAAAAGACGTAATGTTTTTTTGTAGAGATTGGTGGCCGATCATTACCTTTTTTATAGGTGGCGTTGGTTTCGGATTTAAAGGAGTAAAGACGTTAAATAGCACTTTACTAGACATTAGGGGAGAACTCAAAACATCGAATCAACGTATAGAAGAGATTGCTTCAGACACTATTAAAATTTGGGTGGAACTCAAAGATCACGAAAATAAAATCGAGGAGCTGGGGACAACAGTTACTCGCCATGATGAAAAAATCAAAACACTTTTTAATCAAAAAGACTAGGAGGAATAAAGATGAAACTATCAAATGAAACTTATGATTTGCTTAAGTGGGGGCTTTTAACAGTAGCCCCTGCTTTGATGACGCTGATCAGCGCACTAGGTGTTTTATATGGGTGGCAAAACACAGAACTAACAGTAGCTGTTATCGGTGCTGTAACCACCTTTTTAGGCACAATCACAGGAATTTCTTCGAACAATTACAATAAATTTAAAAAGTAGAAAAGAGGTGAAGCTCTATGAGTGTTCCTTTTGCTAAGAATAACTTAGCGGTTACCGATGGTATCTTGGAGATGTACAACGAAAACACGGGAAACTTCATCAAACAAAGCGATTCTACGACTTTAAAGTATCGCTTACTAGATAATGATCCTAACGAGCAAAGTCAATTGGCTGGGCTAAAAGCCACAGCTTTTTTGATAAAAAAAGAAGCTAAGAGTGAAGTGGTAGCTTATCAAAGCGACGCCGTTATCGATTCCCAAAATGTCGCTCACTTTAAAATTACCAAGCCTCTTCCCGTGGGATCCTATCGGGTAGAGATTTCGGTAGTGGTCGATGATCAAACAATTCAAATTTTTCCATCGAAGTCAGATGATATGGATGCTCGACTGACGATCACGCCCTCAGCGGTGGGACTAGAAGTGGGATCTACGCCAGATACTTTTGACATCAAGGTAGTCCACCAGATTATTGAAGATATCCTAGCAAAGAAGAGTCTTGAGAATGCTAAAAGCAGTGGACAAGGTATCCGTATCAATATTGGGAGTGCTTCTTCTCAATGGGGGTTAAATCACAAATTGGGCTTTTATCCAAATGTGACTTGCGTGGATAGTGCTGGAAACGAAGTTGTCGGAGAAGTAACGTATATCAGTTTGAATAAGATAGAAGTAAACTTTAGCGCACCTTTTAGTGGGTACGCTATTTTAAGTTAGGAGAGATAAATATGAGTAAAAAATTTTTAGTAAATGTTGATTTAGCTGGGAACGAATTGCAAAATGTGGTTATCCAACCGTTAGCTGCCAAGCCGGTTAACGGAAAGATTGGCCAAATCTACTATGACACCGTCACTAAAAAGCTAATGCAACATGATGGGGAAGACTTTAAGCCTTTGTCAATGACAAGTGCTGAAATCGTACAAGCTATCAATGCTGGGACGGTGAAACTAGAAAAGTCATCTATTGAAGGCTTACAAGAAATGATTGAGTCTGTTCAAATGAGCGGAGCTGATATTAAAGATCAAATCAACAAGGATTCATCTGGAAAGAAGATTCAAGCGGATCAAGTGGGCCTTGATGATTACCTTAAAACAGCAGACCTAACCGGTCATTTAGAAGCTTATGCGACTAATGAATCTGTAACTGGGATGAAAGGAACAGCTATCTCTGAATCCAAATCTTACACAGACAATAAGATCAAAGAGCTTGTGGGTGCTGCGGACGCTGCTCACGATACGTTTGGAGAACTACAAACCATCTTGGCTAGCTACGATCAACAACTCCAACACTTGAACGCCATCGACAACGTAGCTAAAAAATACAGCACTTTTATTGGAGATGGGACAGCTACTGAAATTGCAATCAACCACAATTTAAATACGGAAGATGTTGTAATCAATTTAATTGAGGTGGCCACAAAAGAAGTTGTCGTTGTGGACTGTAAAGTCGTAGATGCTAACACCATCAAAGTAATCACTAAAGAGCCTTTAGCGTCACAAGCTTATAAAATCGTGGTGGTGGGCTAGATGAAAAATTTAGCTAAAACCGATGAAAAGAAGGATTTAGTTACTAGAGAAGATCTTGAAAAGATCGAGCTAACGCCGGGACCAAAAGGTGATCCCGGTAAAGATGGTCATGTGTTACAGACGTATTGTTATTATGAGGGTAAGTTTAGGAATCACAAAACAGAAGATGTTATAGCGAGATTTACAACGTATTATGATGGGAAAAGAGTGACTGCGAAAGATGGCGTTGTGTATTGCGTTACGTGTACGTCTAATGGCGATGTTGAAAGTCATATGGTTGGTGTGCATCTCTACTATGATCAAGATGAAGGTCCAAGGTATGACAACGTAGAACGAAAATATGACAAAATAGGAACTTCCGTTACAGCCAAGTACAAAGGGTTAGAGGCTTTCTATTACGCAGAATTGGTAAATATCAATGATGGTGTTAAAGGGGATTCTCTCACCATCTCATCTCAGACCACGTTGGGAAACGGTGATAAACAACTCGCATTCAGCGACGGGACAGTGGTAACTATTCCACGAGGGGCAGATGGACAACCGGGAAAAGGAATTGTTAACACATGCACTGGTGAAACATTAAAATACTGGTGTGGTACACAATCACAATATGACGCTATTCACGATAAAGACAATAACACTATTTATGATATAACAGTCGAATAATCTAAAAAAACTATCCAAGCTACACAATTATCCTTGAGGATATAAGTAAGATACTAGACAAAAGGGAAAATATATGTTAAAAGTTATTGGAGGGTAGAGCAGTCTATGAAGTTTAGAGAAAGTCTTCTCGTGGGCGATCACAAAATTATAAAACGCTATGTCGGGGATAAGTTGGTATGGAGGGAACTCCAAAAAATAGAAACTACCACAAAAATCGACGAAAATGACGTCTTATTTAATGGTGCTCCTTTTATATTTTTAGATCAAACAGATCTAGGCGACGCTAGAATCGTAAAAATTCAAGTAATAAATATTTCTGGAAATAAGGTAATAATTGACGGAAGCGAAGCAGAATTAGTGTATTCATTTGACGCGGCGTCTTTTGATACTCCTTTAATAATTTTAAAAAAATCACTCTCACACTATGGATTGATCCGCCAAGAAAAGGCACACGTAACTGTATGGGTTTACTTAGAAGACAAAAAAATATAAAGGAAGGAGTTTATATTATGACAACAATTTGAGCTTTTTGCGTGCTAGTTAGTGGATATGTCTATTGATACACGTATAAAAAGCACGTAACTCAAAGAAAAACTGAACGTGAAGTAAAAACGAGCGGGGGACAACATTGATTTTCCTGACTCCTTTGTGTATACTGGTATAAAAGGAGTGAGGCCCATGCCAATTAAAGCAAGAAAAGTAGGGAACTCATTAACGTTGACTGTTCCAAATACTTTGAATATTCCTGAAGGTGCCTTGTTTTCGGTGAAACGAGAAGGCACAGCTCTTGTCTATACGCCCATTCAGACAAATCCTTTTGAAACGGACGAATTGATGGCTTATCAAGCAGCCTTTCAACAAGAAGAATGGGAAACGGAGTTGTTAGACAGTGAGTGGGACTGATTATATTCCTCGAAAAGGGGATGTGGTGGCTCTTGATTTTGAACCGAGCAAAGGAAGAGAAATCAGAAAGCGACGTCCTGCTTTGGTAATTTCAAATCAACGCTATTCAATACTTACGGGGTTAGTTATCGTTCTTCCTATTACTCATGCGGAGAATAATACGCTAGTTCATTTAGGTTTTTTTGTGGGAGTGAATTGTTCACACGTAGATGGTTATGTGAACACTTTACAAATTCATAGTTTCGATTTTAAAAAACGGCAAGCGCAGTACTTAGATACTTTAGATAGTGAAAGTATGCGATGTGTCTTGCAACGTGTCAATCAAATGATTAACGCAAACGAGCAGTCTTAAACGACTGCTTTTTATTTTATGGAAGGAGAAATGAAATGTTAAAAGTAGCGGATTTAAGTAATTGGCAAACGCCAGATTTATCACAGTATCCAGCAGACGCTTATATCTTTAAAGCAACGGAAGGGTGCGGTTATGTTGACCCTCACTGTGATCCGTTCGTACAACAAGTCAAGGCAACAGGAAAGCCGTGGGGGATTTATCACTTTATGGATGGTACCGACTGGAGAGCACAAGCGGACTTTTTCTTGTCCAATTGTCGGGGATATTTTGGCGAGTGTATCGTGGCGCTAGACTATGAAGGGTACGGTCGGCAAGGTGCTGGAGTCGCTAAAGCGTGGTTAGATTATGTTACTGATAGTATAGGGTATAAGCCTTTGATTTATATGAGCTCTGCAGATGAAGTGGGGGATGATTGGCGAGAAGTAGTTGGGGGAGATTATGGTTTGTGGTTAGCCAACTATCCTACAAACGATGGTAGGGATGAAGAACCAGAAGCTTGTCCAATTACCCGTCATTGGCCACAAGTGGCAATGTGGCAGTATAGTTCGAATCCTTATGACAGATCATACTTTTATGGTGATGAAGAGGTATGGTCAGCTTATACGGGGCAGCAAGAAGTCAGTCACGAGGCGGTGGATGTTACGGATCGTTTCCAAGTGGGGGATATTGTCCACTTACGAGGGGATGAAGCGACACAATGGGCGGCAGTTTATACAGACCTGATCGAACGTGGCGGAGAGGAAGTGAAACCTGTGACGATTGATACAGGGTTACAAGGAAAAGATTTTCAAGTGACCTGGCTAGGGTCGCATCGGCAGGTAGAACTAGCTTTACTAAAAAGTGATGGGACGCAAGGACAGTTCCGTTATGTGGCCTATGATTGGGATTTGATTAAAAGGGAGCTGTAGAGGCTCCCTTTTTTTGGGATTATCCACAAGATTTTTTGGTTATCCACACATTTTTAAGAATTTTATGGCTATAATGAACTTGGAATAGGAGGCCTTTACTATGGAAACATACAGTGTGTTTGATGTGGCTGATTGGTTTCTAAGTAAAGAAAGCATGACGCCTAAAAAATTACAAAAGTTATCTTATTACTTTGAAGCGTGGGGTAACGCTCTTTACCATACTTCTTTAATTAACGACACCCACTTTGAAGCATGGGTCCACGGACCAGTTTCTCCAGAACTCTATAGCAAATATAGAGAGTATGGGTGGACGCTGGTTCCAGAAAAAGAAGCCAATAACTCTAAATTTAATAAAGATGCTTTAGAACTTCTTGAATCTGTTTGGGTAACTTATGGTGATCGCTCAGCTAATGAATTAGAAGCTTTGACACACGAAGAAGAACCTTGGAGAGCAGCAAGAGAAGGTCTAGATGATGAAGAGCCTTCAAACAATGTCATTGATCCAGAAATAATGAAAAGATACTATGCAAGTATCTATATTGGGGACTAATGGCTGGAAAATTAACAAACAAAAATAAAAACGAATCAAAAGCCAATAAGTTGACTAGGGTTCAAAATATAGAGTTTAAAATAGCGATTGCACACTCGTTAGAAAATCGATATTGCTTCAAAGATTTAAAACGGGAAGGGCTAATAGCGTTTAACGCTTTTATCGAGGCGACAGTGGGGCGGAAGCTCACAATTTCTCAAGTAGACAAATTATTCCTTCGAAAAAGAGGGGATGTAAAACAAACGTTATCTGTTCAAGGTGTTCAAAAAGAAGTGGTGCATTACGGAAAAGACAGGACATCTTTCAGAATCTTTGGTTATTACAATTCGGACGGCTATTTTGTTTTAACACATATTGATCAGAATCATAAGGTTAATTCTTAAGAAGGAGGATGTCGTTATAAAAAAGAGGAGCTTTCGTGCTCCTCTTTTTGTTGATTTTATGCTGACTGGGCGATAGAAAAGTTATAGAAAAGTTATAGATTTTATAGAAATTATTGGCATTTTTTAGCGATTATTAGAAAATCCATTTTGTTAAAAACGTTGATTTGACAGGCATTAGGTACTACTAAGAATTATTAGATATAAGTGAACGGAGACGGTGGGATTCGAACCCACGTGCCGGTTTCCCGACAACTTGATTTCGAGTCAAGCGCGTTACGGCCTCTTCGCTACGTCTCCTTCAAGGTAACGTTATTATTATACTGTTTAGACCATTAAAAATCAAGAATTTTTGAGAGGGTCGATAATTGTCTGAAGGCTTAGGCGACCTTCCTCCCAGATAAAATGAAAAATAAAACAATTACCGATAGGAGGAATATCTTGACAATATTGAGTGAGGAACTGGTAGATAACAGAACCGTGAGAAACCATTAGCACTTTGGAAGGATCTGCTTGCTTTTCCAAAAAGGACAAAATCCCTTGAGTAATTCGTTCTTGAACGTGAGTGCCATCTTCTCCTCCGAAGGCAACAAAGTAGTCTTTTTTGGGGGGATTGTTCAAAGAAACGGTGACTTTTTTGCGAGATTTACTTTCTAAACTCCCATAGCCCCATTCTCTTAAAAAGGTTTGTTTATGGATAGGGAGAGCATAGTCGGTAGCTAATTGAGCAGTTTGATAAGCGCGATCGAGGTCTGAACTCAGGATTTGATCAAAAGTGATCCCGTTCTTCTGAAAGTAAGCATGGGCAGCTTTGGCTTGGAGGATGCCTTCTTGGGTAAGGGGAGAATTACTCCAGCCTTGAATTCGATAAGAAACATTATATTCTGTTTGTCCGTGACGCATTAAGAATAATTCTTTTGACATGAGATACTCCTTGAAATTGTAATCTTCGCTAAGTTTAGCACTTTATGGACAAGAAGTTAATCTTTTTAAGGCCTTTCTTTGAAAATCGATGGAAAAATTGACAAGAATTTAAGTGTAAAGCCCTTCAGGTTCTGTGATAAAATAAAAGAGATGTCAAAAAGACAGGTGTTAAGAAGATTAGACAAGGATGAATGGAAATGACAAAATTGGTAGATACCACACCAATGATGAAGCAATATCACAAGATGAAGGCCAACTATCCCGATGCTTTTTTATTTTTTCGTTTAGGGGATTTTTATGAATTGTTTGAAGAGGATGCTGAGAAAGCTGCCCAACTTTTAGAAATCACCTTGACGAGTCGAAATAAAAATTCTAAGAATCCAATTCCAATGTGCGGAGTCCCTCATCATGCGGTGGACGAGTATATCAAAACGTTAGTGAATCAAGGCTATAAGGTAGCTATTGCTGAGCAAATGGAAGATCCTAAACTTACAAAAGGCATGGTAAAGCGCCAAGTCATTCGAGTGATTACGCCTGGAACGTATTTAAGCAATGGCAACAAGGAAAATAACTTTATTTGTACGATCAGCAAGCCTTCAAGAGGGTATTGCTTGGCTTATACGGATATCTCTACAGGAGAAATTAAAGTCACAAAAATTTCAGATTTTGAAACCCTCCAAGCGGAATTTGGACAATTACAAGCCAAGGAAGTGGTATTTTCAGAACTCTTTTCAGATAAAGAAATGGAAATTTTACAAAATATTCATTCCTTTACAGTTTCACAAGTCCTCCAAATGCAAAAGCAAGACTTGAAGGATGAAACATTTCAGAAATTAACGGAAGATATCGAAGATCTCGATGAAAAGGAAGCCCTCAAAGATTTGATGGCTTATGTGGCTTCGACGCAATTCCAAATGATTGATCACTGGCAAAAAGCTGTGAATTATGAAGTCAGTCATTACTTGCATATGGATTATTTTGCGAAGAAGAATTTAGAATTAACAGAATCAATTCGTACCCAGCAGAAGAAGGGGAGCTTGCTTCACTTTTTAGATCATACACAAACAGCGATGGGGGGAAGATTGTTAAGACAGTGGTTAGATCGTCCGCTCATTATTCAATCTCAAATTGAACAACGGTTGGACCAAGTGGAAGCTTTGATGAATGCTTTCTTCTTGAGAAGAACGATTCAAGAAAAATTAAAGGGTGTGTATGATTTAGAGCGCCTTGTGGCTAAAGTGTCAATGAAACAAGTGAACGCCAGAGAACTTCTCCAACTCAAACATTCCTTAGAACAGGTGCCAATTATTTTGCAGGCTATTCAAGAATGGATCAGTGAGGAACCTATGCGTGGCCCTATTTGGCAGCCAATCCTTTCAACGATGAAGGCTTTACCAGAAGTGGTAGATTTGATCGACAGGGCGATCGATCCTAACGCTAACTTATTGATTACTGAAGGAAGTGTGATTCGGGATGGCTTTGATGAAGTGTTAGACGGCTATCGCCAAGCCCTTCAACATGGGACCGAGTGGTTGGCTACCCTGCAACAAGAAGAACGACAAAAAACAGGCATTAAATCTTTAAAAGTGGGCTACAATAAGGTATTCGGCTATTATATTGAAGTAACAAAAGCTAACTTGCATCTTTTGGAAGAAGGCCGCTATGAGAGAAAGCAGACCTTAACGAACGCAGAGCGCTTTATTACTCCTGAATTGAAAGAAATGGAATATAAAATTTTAGAAGCCCAAGAAAAATCGGTAGAAAGAGAATACCAACTCTTTGTAGATGTTCGACAAAAAACTCAATCCTATCAAGGGCGTTTGCAAGATTTGGCAAGCAGCATTGCTCAGTTGGATGTGGTTCAAAATTTAGCAGAAATTTCAGAAAATCATCAATTTGTGCGTCCACAATTTGATGAGAAGCGCTTATTTTTAAAAAACAGTCGTCATCCTGTAGTGGAAGAAACAATTGGCCGTGATCAATTTGTGCCTAATGACATTTGTATGGATGAGCAAACCTCTATTCTCTTAATTACAGGACCCAATATGTCTGGAAAATCAACCTATATGCGCCAGTTAGGACTTATTGCGATTATGGCTCAGATGGGATGCTTTGTGCCAGCTGATCAAGCGGTTTTGCCTATTTTTGATCGGATATTTACCCGAATTGGGGCGACGGATGATCTTCAAGCTGGCCAATCCACTTTCATGGTAGAAATGATGGAAGCTAATCAAGCTATCCAACATGCTACAGATCGGTCGCTTTTGCTGTTTGACGAGATTGGGCGGGGAACCTCCACTTATGATGGAATTGCTTTAGCGCAAGCTATTCTGGAATACTTACATAGCCATTATCAAGCGAAGATACTATTCTCTACCCACTATCATGAATTGACAAGTCTAGAGACGACACTCCCTCGCTTAAAAAATATTCATGTAGGGGCTACGGAACAAGACGGAGATTTGGTCTTCTTACATAAAGTTTTCGAAGGACCAGCGGATAAAAGTTACGGGATTCATGTGGCTAAATTGGCGGGAATGCCGAGAAGTTTACTGGTAGATGCGCAAAATATTTTAGAAGAATTGGAAGAAGAGAATGCCCAAGAAGAGACCCAACAGATGTCGCTCTTTGTTCAGGAAGAACCCTCTAAAAGAAATCCAGTGGAAGAAGAGGTACTGGATCAATTAGACCAATTAGATCTAAATAACATGACGCCTATCCAAGCTTTTGAAAACTTGAAATCTATTCAGGATCTCTTGAAAGGAGAATCTTCATGATTCATGAGTTACCCCCACAAGTTGCCAATCAAATTGCGGCCGGAGAAGTCGTAGAGCGGCCGGCTTCTGTCGTTAAAGAGTTGCTAGAAAATGCGATAGACGCTCAAGCGACAGAAATTGATATTTTTGTAGAAGAAGCCGGTCTCAAAACCATACAAATCATTGATAATGGGATAGGGATGTCTTCTGAGGATGCTCAGATCGCTTTTAAGCGGCATGCTACCAGTAAAATCTTTCAAACTAAAGACTTGTTCCGGATTCACACTTTAGGCTTTCGGGGAGAAGCTTTGCCAAGTATCGCTTCTGTTTCAGAGATGTCTTTAGAAACCAGTGACGGCAAAGAAGGCACGGCGATTTCTTTGGTAGCTGGAGAGATTGTAGACGTAAAGGCAGGTCATTTGCGTAAGGGAACTTCTATACGCGTAGAAAATTTATTCTATAACACACCTGCCCGCCTCAAACACATCAAACAGTTAAGTACAGAACTTTCTCATATTACAGACATTGTCAATCGGATGGCGATGGGGTATAGCCATATTCGTTTTCACTATGCGCATGATGGGAGAGTGTTGTTGCAGACGAATGGAAAAGGCAATCTTCAAGAAGTGTTAGCGGCTATTTATGGCTTTAAACAAGCGCAAGATATGGTCAAAATTCAAGCCGAAGATTATGATTTCTCCCTCTCAGGCTATATTTCTAAGCCTGAACTCACCCGAGCTTCTCGGCAGTATTTGTCTATCTTTTTAAATGGACGTTATATAAAAAATTATTTGCTTAATCAAGCCATTATGAAAGGCTATGGATCGAAGCTCATGGTGGGGCGTTATCCATTGGCTGTATTGAGTATTCAAACAGATGCTCAACTTCTGGATGTGAATGTCCATCCTACTAAGCAGGAAGTACGGATTAGTAAGGAAGATCAACTCTATGATCTCATTGTGAAAGCTATTCAAGAAGTTTTAGATCCTATGCAGCGGATTCCTACTGGGCGACCAGGGGATTCAAAAGAAAGCTTAGAAGGCTTTTCTCTTGCTGAAGAGAGTCAAGGGGAGCAGGTACAACTGAAATGGCAAGGAACAGGCTTAAGGGTTGAAGAAGAAACCGTGCCTTCAGAAGACTTCACTGAGAAAGGACAAGATAGGATTATTGAGCCAGAAGCCTCTCGAGAATCCACACAAATCAACAGTCCTTCAGAAGGAGCAATTTCATCGGAATATGAGGAGGCGCCCTCTCTAAAAGTTACTCAGAGAAATGCTACTTTTCCACATTTAGATTATATAGGACAGCTTCATGCCACTTACCTTCTGTGCTCAGACGAAACGGGAATGTATATGGTGGATCAACATGCGGCTCAAGAAAGAATTAATTATGAAAAATTCCGAGAAACTATTGGAACTAAAGGAACCGCTGTTCAAGACTTGTTAGTGCCATTGATTTGCTCCTATTATTCTGTTGAAAGTGATCAAATTCGACAAGTATTACCCGCCTTGCAAGATTTGGGAATAGGCATTGAAGAATTTGGCAATCACCAATTTATTATTCATTCGCATCCTACTTGGATGGGAGAAAACAATATCAAAGATCATATCGAAGCAATGATTCAATTAGCAATAGAGGATCGCCACTTTTCTTTGAAGGCTTATCGTGAAAAAACAGCTAAGATGATGTCTTGTCGTCTAGCGATCAAAGCCAATCATTATTTAACGGATGATCAAGCCAAACAGCTTCTTGAGGATCTCTCTTATTGTCATAATCCTTATAATTGTGCGCACGGACGTCCTGTTCTGGTTCACTATTCCACCTATGATATTGAGCGGAGCTTTAAACGGATTCAGGACCCTCATCAAGCAGTTAAACCTCAAACAAAATCAATGAATAAATGAGTGGAAACGTGTAGAATAGTTCATGAGAAAAGAGATGAAGGAGAATAAGTATGAATCTAAAAGAAAAAGAAGAACGTTTAAAAGAATTGACGGAAGAACAATATGAAGTCACACAAAACCAAGCAACCGAACGTCCTTTTACGGGGGAATATGATGAATTCTTTGAGAAGGGAATTTACGTGGATATCGTGGATGGAACGCCCTTATTTTCCTCGGATAATAAATATAATTCAGGGTGCGGGTGGCCAGCTTTTACACGCCCTATTCTAGAAGAGCAGATTGTAGAGAAAAGAGATCTTACGCACGGCCTTGTCCGCAGAGAAGTGAGAAGTCATCAAGCGGATTCTCATTTAGGACATGTTTTTACAGATGGGCCAGTAGAAGAAGGTGGATTAAGATATTGTATTAATTCGGCTGCACTTCGATTTATTCCCTATGATAAGATGGAAGAGGAAGGATACGGCGATTACAAAAAATACGTAAATTAAGTGGAGTGAAAGCTAATGTTTGAATATTTGAAGGGAATTTTAACTGAAGTAATGAGTGATGCAGCTGTTCTTGAGGTTCAAGGGATCGGCTATAAGCTCTATATGGCCAATCCTTATCGACTTAATGGCCAAAAGGGGCAGGAAGTTAAGATTTGGGTGCATCAATCTTTTAGTCAAGAGGCCGTACGCTTATATGGTTTTTATACTTCGGAAGAGAAAGCCTTATTTCTTCGCTTGATATCAGTCTCTGGGATTGGACCTAAGAGTGCGATTTCTATCTTATCCTTAGGAGATCATGCGGGTTTTGTTCAAGCTATAGAGGCAGAAGATATTAAGTTCTTAACGAAATTCCCAGGTGTAGGGAAAAAGACCGCCCAACAAATTATTCTTGACCTCAAAGAAAAATTAGGAGAGTTCACTGGAAATTTGAGTGATCTTCCTAGAGAAGAAGTCATAGTTACAGAAAATCCAGTTGTGATAGAGTTGCAGGCAGCATTGGCAAGCTTAGGATACTCTAGTCGTGAAATTAGTCGGGTGGTGAAGCAGGTAGATTTCACTCAGGTAACAGATACAGCAGAAGCTATTCGGATAGCTTTAAGGTTTATTACGAGTCAATAGGAGAAAGGAGTCCGTATGGTCCAGGAAAGTCGCTTATCGGATGGACGAGAGAGGGAAGAAGAACAAGGAGAAGAACAAGTGCTTCGTCCCCATTACTTGAAAGAGTATATTGGTCAAGCCGAAACGAAAGAAGAGTTACTCGTCTATATCAAGGCTGCTCAAGCTAGAAAAGAATCTTTAGATCATGTCTTACTTTATGGACCACCAGGTCTTGGAAAAACGACTCTCGCTCAGGTGATTAGCCATGAATTAAATGTGAATATTCGTTTGTCGAGTGGACCTGCCATCGAGAAAACAGGGGACCTTTTAATTCTTTTAAATGAGCTTTCTCCGGGAGATGTTTTGTTTATTGATGAGATTCATCGCTTACCGAGAGTCGTGGAAGAAATGCTTTACAGTGCCATGGAAGATTTTCGGGTGGATATCATCATTGGCCAAGAGGAAAGTTCTCGGTCGGTTCAATTTGATCTCCCTCCCTTTACTTTAATTGGAGCAACGACGAGAGCGGGAAATCTTTCTGCCCCTTTGAGAGATCGTTTTGGAATTATTCAACATATGCGCTATTATACTGTGGAAGAATTAGAAGCGATTGTTCAAAGAACTAGTCGTGTGTTTGGAATAGAGATTGATGAGGAAGCGGGGCATGAGATGGCGCTTCGGTCACGAGGCACGCCTCGGATTGCCAATCGCATTTTGAAACGAGTTAGAGATTTTGCACAAGTCTATAATTTATCCGGACATGTTGATTTAGGGGTGACCCAAAAGGCTCTTCAAGTCTTGCAGATCGATTCAGCTGGGTTAGATGCTTTGGACCGGCGAATTTTAGAAACGATTATTTATTTTTATCAGGGCGGACCGGTGGGGGTATCAACTATTGCTGCGAACTTATCAGAAGATAGGGAAACGATCGAAGATATGTATGAACCTTATTTGATACAAAACGGTTTTTTGAAGAGGACGCCAAGAGGAAGAATGGTGACCTTCAAGGCTTATGAACATTTAGGAATTCCCTACAAGGAGGAGAATAATGACTTTAAAAACGAGTGATTACGATTATGATTTACCAGAAGAATTGATTGCCCAAACCCCAACGAAAGATCGGTTGGCTTGCCGACTATTGAAATTACGAGCGACAGATGGGCATTACGAAGATTGCCAATTTGAAGATGTGGCGAGTGAATTTGAAGCAGGCGATGTCTTGGTTTTAAATAACACACGGGTTCTTCCTGCACGTTTATATGGACATCGTCAGGGGACAGGTGGCCATGTAGAAGTCTTGCTTTTGAAGAATACAACGGGCGACCAATGGGAAGTCCTCGTACGTCCCGCTCGTAAATTACACGAAGGGGGCGTTCTTGAGTTCGGAGACGGTCGCTTAAAAGCTACCATTTTGAAAGAGTTAAATTATGGGGGAGGAAGACTCATTGAATTTTCTTATGACGGTATCTTCCTTGAAATCTTAGAAAGTCTAGGAGAAATGCCTCTACCTCCTTATATCAAGGAAAAATTAGACGATCCAGAGCGCTATCAAACCGTTTACGCTAAGGAAAATGGATCTGCTGCAGCGCCAACAGCCGGACTTCACTTTACGAAGGACTATCTCAAGAAATTAGAAGAAAAAGGAGTAAAGATTGCCTATCTGACCCTTCATGTGGGCTTAGGAACTTTTAGACCGGTAAATGAAGAAGATATTGAAGATCATGAAATGCATTCAGAATTCTATCATTTAGACGAAGAAAATGCGGAGATCATTCGTCGGGCGAAGGAAGAAGGTCGTCAGGTGGTCGCTTGTGGGACGACCTGTATTCGAACACTTGAAACCATTGGAGCCAAGTTTGACGGCAAGGTTCAAGCAGATTCAGGCTGGACGAGTATCTTTATCTACCCTGGCTTTAAGTATCGGTTAGTTGATAGTTTTATTACGAACTTCCACTTACCCAAATCAACTTTAGTGATGTTAGTGGCTGCCTTTACCGGGCGGGAACATATTCTAGCCGCTTACCGTCATGCGGTGGAAGAAAAGTATATGTTCTTTAGTTTCGGAGATGCTATGTTTATTCGTGGCCCTCAAAATCCAAAGGCCTTGGAAGAAAATCATTAATAAAAAGGCTAAAAAAGGAAGGAGGTTACTCGTTCCTTTTTAGCTAGGAGAAAAAGAAGGGAGGTAATAGATGATGTTTGTACCACTGAATGTCACTTCTACTTACACGCTTTTAAAAAGTCCTATGACGCCCAAAGCTTACGTAAAAGCCGGTAAAAAGTTAGGCTACTCAAGTCTAGGATTATGCGATCAAAATGTTTTGTATGGCGTCAATGAGTTTTATCAAGCTTGTCAACAGGAAGGCATCCAGCCTTTAATTGGACTTCGGGTGGCTTTTGCAATAGGACAAGCCAATCAAGAAGAGTGGATAGTCTATGCCCAAAATTACCAAGGCTATCAAGAATTAATGGAAATCTCTACTTGGTTAAAATCAACCGATTCGATAGAGATTGAGCAGGAAAGACCCTTCCTTTTGCAGAATAGTAGGAACTGTTTTTTGATTTTAGATAGTGTGAATGGCCCTCATATCAACTATCTCAAACAGAATCAACCGCAATTAGCTGAAAAATTTTTGGAGCAATTTCAAGGCGAAAAATGGAACGGCCGGGTGTATTTAGGGATTGATGATCAAGACACCTATTATCATTCTGCTTTACGCACTCTTAGCAAAAAAAGTGGCTGTCCTCTTATCGCTATGCCGGCTGTTGCTTATGAGAAACCGGGCGATTATTTTATTCAACGCCTCCTGCAAGCCATTGACAAAAATGAAGTCTTAGAGGATTACCAACACCTCGCCGGTGAAAGCGGGGGTGCTTTTCTCAAGCAAGAAGCGGCTTACCTCAAACGGTATCAAGCTTTAGGACTAGAAGAGGCGGTGGAGAATTGTCGAGAGTTGGCGAATCAATGTCAAGTCACTCTTCCTTACCATCAGCACCTTCTTCCACGTTATCCTCTGCCAGAGGGAGTAGAGGTTTGTGATTATCTTCGTCAAAAGGCAGAAGAGGGATTAGAAGACCGACATCTTTTGAATTTACCTGTCTACAAAAAGCGCTTAGATTATGAACTAGCAGTCATTGATCAGATGGGCTTTAGTGATTATTTCTTGATTGTTTGGGATGTGATGGCTTATGCGCATCGTCAAAAAATCATGACGGGGCCTGGGCGGGGATCTGCCGCGGGTTCTTTGGTAGCCTATGCCTTAAAGATTACGCAAGTGGATCCTATTGCTAACCATCTTTTATTTGAACGCTTTTTGAATCCAGAACGGAAGAATATGCCAGATATTGATTTAGATTTTCCGGATGACAAGCGCCAAGAGATCGTAGAATATGTTTACAGAAAGTATGGGAGTGAACATGTGGCTCAGATTTCTACGTTCGGAACCTTTCAAGCGAAGAAAGCTCTGCGAGATGTAGGACATACTTTCGGAGAAGACAAGAAACTAATTGATCAATGGGCGAAGACTATTACAGGCATGGGACAAGGGCTAAGGGATGCTTACCAAAGCTCTCCCCAATTGCAAGGACTTGTCAATAACCACGTCAATGGCATGCTGTGGTTTAAAACAGCTTGTGCTTTAGAGGGATTGCCACACCATGTTTCCACACATGCGGCTGGCGTTTTGTTAAGTGATAAGCCTTTAGTTGAAACTATTCCCCTTCAAGCTGGACTCAATCATACGATTCACCAGTCTCAATTTACTATGGGAGAAGTAGAAGCGATTGGCTTATTGAAGATTGACTTTTTAAGTTTGTCAAACTTAACCATTCTCGCCAATGGGATAGCAGCAGGTGAAAAGATATTGAATCAAAAGTTGGAACCAAGTGTTTTTCCTAGAGACGATCAGGCTGTCTACCAACTCTTCCAAGAGGGGGATACTTTGGGAATTTTTCAGTTTGAGTCTTCAGGCATTCGTCGAGTTCTCAAGCGGGTGAAGCCTACTAACATGTCAGATTTAGCCGCGGTCAATGCGCTTTATCGGCCAGGTCCTATGCAACAAATTGATGAATTTGTGAAGAGAAAACATGGTCAAGCTCCGATTACTTATCTTCATCCGGACTTAGAGGGAATTCTTAAGGAAACTTATGGTGTGATGGTTTATCAAGAGCAAGTCATGCAAGTCGCTCAAAAAATTGCCGGCTTTACTTTGGGAGAGGCGGACCTACTCAGACGGGCGATGAGTAAGAAGAAACATGCCCTCATTGAACAAATGAAAGAAAAATTTGTGCAACAAGCTAAAGAGAAGGGCTATTCCCAAGAAAAAGCGGAAGAAATCTATCATTATATTGCTTCTTTTGCGGATTATGGCTTTAACAAATCGCATGCCTATGCTTATTCGTATCTGGCTTATCAACTGGCTTGGTTGAAGGTGAATTTACCAGCAGCTTTCTATTACGGTATATTGAGTCGCACAAAAATTTACGAAGAAAAGGGACAAGCACTTTATCAAGAAGCCAAATGGCGTGGCGTGACGATGGAAGTGCCGGATGTGAATCAGTCTTATGTCGGAATGCAAGTCAAAGACGCTAAGACCTTACAGTTAGGTTTGAGCGATATTCGAGCAATTCCACGAGCGAGTGCCTATCAATTGGTTCAAGAAAGATTAGAAGGCGGAAGATATAAGAGTCTCTTTGATTTAATGAATCGATTAGATTTGAAATATATTCGCAAGGAAGTTCTTGAACAATTAGCCCTTTCAGGGGCTTTGGATACATTTGGACTGACTCGACGCACCTTAATTGAAGAGGCTATTCCTAAATATATCGATCACATTACCTTGTTTGGACGAACAAGCGATCAGCAGTTATCTTTGCCTTTGTTTATTGAAGGAGATAAACAATTATATGCCCCAAATATCAAAGAACTCCCAGAATACGATGAGAGTCACCTTCGACTAGGGGAACAACGCACACTTGGACAAGCACTGACCTTTCCTCTCTTTCAGGATTATCAGCCTTTTTATCGAGCAGGTTTGATTCAAGCAACTTCTCAACTCCCTGTTTCTCAAAAAGTTCATTTACTTCTTCATATCCAACAAATAAAACGGATTCGTACGCAGAAGGGACAAGCTATGGCTTTCCTTCAAGGAGATGACGGTTTTGGTCAGATCGAAGTGACTGTTTTCCCGAAAGCTTATATTGATTATGCAGCGCTTCTTCATGAAGGAAGAGAGATTTTTCTGAGTGGAAAAGTTGAAAATCGAAAAGGAAAGAAGCAAGTTATTCTTCAGACCGCAACAGAAGTTTCTCAACGCTTAAAAGATGCATTAAAGAAACAGACTAGTAATCAAAAAAGCCACTTAAAAAAAGAAAAAATGTATCACATTCGAGTCGCTAATCGAGCATTTGCTAGTCAAACAAAGAAACAATTAATGCGACTTATTCAAAAAAATCCAGGGGAGTATAGGATAAATTTCACAATTCAAGAAGAAGGTAAATCGTATGTTTTATCTGATTCTTATCGATTAGGAAATTCTTCTGAAATCCTTGCTACGCTTAGGATGATGTACGGCAAAGGAAATGTTTTATTCTTATGAAATCGTTTTCCTACAAAAATGCTACTCATAATCATAAAAACATGATATGATACTATGTGAACGAAAAAGAAAGGATACGGTGAAATTATGGCAAAAAAAATCGCTGTCTTGACGAGTGGGGGAGACGCCCCTGGAATGAATGCGGCTATTCGTGCAGTTGTTAGAAAAACAATTTTTGATGGCCATGAAGCTTACGGTGTACGGTATGGCTATCGTGGACTGGCAGAGGGAGATATTTTTCGGATGGAAGCTGCGGATGTTTCTAATCTTTCTGCTCGTGGTGGTACGGTACTTTATACGGCCCGTTATCCAGAATTTGCGAATGAAGAAGGGCAACTTAAAGCTATTGAACAACTCAAACGTCATGATATTGATGGCTTAGTTGTTATTGGTGGAGATGGATCTTATCGTGGCGCTTTAGCCTTAGCGCGCCATGGCTTTTTGACAGTAGGTATCCCTGGGACGATCGATAATGACATCCCTGGAACCGATTTCACTCTTGGGTTTGATACCGCATGTAATACAGCGATTGATGCTTTAGATAAATTAAGAGATACCGCTAAGAGTCATATGCGTACTTTTATTGTTGAAGTGATGGGACGTAATGCCGGAGATATTGCTTTATGGTCCGGAATTGGATGTGGAGCAGATCAAATTATTATTCCAGAAAAAGACTTTAATATGGATGATGTTATTGCTCAAATTGATCACGGTCGGGAAAGAGGCAAGATGCATACTATGATTGTTCTTGCAGAAGGCGTGATGCCTGCTCATGAATTTGCAGAGGCAATGAGTCAATATGGGGAATATCATATTCGGGCTGTAGTTATTGGGCATATTCAACGGGGCGGGGCACCTAGCGCCAAAGACCGCTTGTTAGCAACTGCTTTCGGTCATCGTGCAGTTGAAATGATTGAAGAAGGTAAATCAGGAATCTGTATGGGAATTCGTGATAACAAGCTCATTTACACACCAATTGAAGAAGCTTTGAATAGCAAGGGAACAGACTCTAATTTTAATGAGTATCTCTATAACTTGAATAACGAAACTTCTGTTTGGTCATAGGTATAAAAGGAGAAATAATTATGGCATTTAATATGAAATTAGATAAAAAAACGAAGATTGTCTGCACGATTGGACCAGCTTCTGAATCTAAAGAAACACTTATGGAACTCGCAAGATCCGGTATGGATGTTGCTCGGATGAATTTCTCCCACGGCTCTCATGAAGAACATTTAGCCAGAATTAAAATGGTTCGTGAAGTGGAAAGAGAAGTTGGGAAACGGATCGGGGTCTTACTTGATACTAAAGGACCAGAAATCCGTACCCACGATATGAAAGATCACCAGCCTGTTCTTCTAGAAAAAGGGACCACAGTTCGGATTTCTATGAACCAAGTAGAAGGAACCAAGGACTTAATTTCTATCACTTATCCAGAATTGATTAATGATGTGAAACAAGATTCTCATATTTTAATTGATGACGGTTTGGTAGACCTTCGCGTAACGGCCATTGACTTTGATAAGCAAGAAATTGTCACTGAAGTAGAAAACAGTGGGATTATCAAAGACAAAAAAGGGGTTAACGTCCCGGGCGTTTCTATTGGATTACCAGGGATTACCGAAAAAGACGAAGATGATATTCGTTTCGGACTTGAAAATGGCATTGATTTCATCGCCGCTTCCTTTGTTCGGAAAGCAGAAGATGTCTTAGAAATCCGTAAAATCTTAGAAGAAACCGGTCAAGAAGATGTTCAAATCATCCCTAAAATTGAAAGTCAAGAAGGGGTAGAAAACTTAGATAGCATCTTACAAGTGTCTGATGGGTTAATGGTTGCTCGTGGGGACTTAGGGGTAGAAATCCCAGTGGAAATGGTTCCTGTTTATCAAAAGGAAATGATTCGGAAATGTAATGCTTCGGGTAAACCAGTGATTACGGCTACTCAAATGCTAGACTCCATGCAACGAAATCCACGTCCTACCCGTGCAGAAGCTTCTGACGTTGCTAATGCGATCTTAGATGGAACTGATGCTATCATGTTATCTGGTGAAACAGCAGCTGGGGACTATCCTATTCAAGCTGTTCAAACGATGGCAAGAATTGCTGTAACAACGGAACGAGAAGACAAATTACGTAATCAAGCGAAGAAGGTCTTGAAAGAATACAAGAACAGTGATGTGTCTGAAGCGATTGCGCAATCTGTTGCTCACACAGCTCGCAACTTAAATATCAATACCATCGTAGCAGCCACCAATTCAGGGCACACCGCTCGTTTAATTTCTAAGTATCGTCCAGACGCTTATATCTTGGCTTTGACTTTCACCGAACGTCAAGCCCACAAGCTATTGATCAGCCGTGGCGTTGTTCCAATGGTTATTGAAAAGCCAAAATCAACCGATGAATTAACTTTAGTAGCTACTCAAACCGCCAAAGAATACGACTACGCTAAAGACGGCGACTTAATCTTGATTACAGCGGGTGTTCCTGTCGGCGAAACAGGCACAACTAACTTAATGAAGATTCAAATGATTGGAGAGCGCTTGATTGAAGGCCAAGGTATCGGTAATTCTTCTGTGATTGGACATGTGGCTAAGGCAAGCACTCCTGAAGAAGCTATTCAAAAGGCTAACTTCAACAATATTCTCGTCTTGGATCGGACAGACGAACGTTATAATGAAGCAATCGAAAAAGCGGGGGCAGTCATCGTTGAACATGCGACTTTGACAGGCCATGCTGCTGTAATGAGCGTGAATACAGGGACCCCAGTCCTTGTTAATGCGAAAGACGCTTTCGAAGTTCTAGAAGAAGGTCAATTGATCACTTTAGATGCTCGTCGTGGAAGAGTCTACGCAGGGGCTACTACCACTATATAATAGGAAATAATAAACACTTAAAGGATGAAAAGGACGATTTTTCGTCCTTTTTTATTTAGAAGCTAAGTTAAAAATAAAAAAGGTAAGTTGTAAAATGAAGTGCATAAAGAAAAGGA